TATAGTAAATTCAATATCATCTGCGTGTCCGAATACTGCGGCTGCAACTGCACGACAAATATCTACATCAAACCCTACCCATTTACTACCATCTTCATGATTCCATATTTCCTGAGAGAAGCCTGGAAACTCATCATTGGTTCCACAAACGACATATCCTCTTTCTATTACACGATTGAATGTTGAACTATACGTTGGATTGTATTCAGGTTTGGGTTTTTCTTCTTCCTCTTTCCATTTCTTTTGTACTGCTCGTCTTTCTTCTATGGACATTTTACTGTGGTCATGAGGAGACATTTCTACACCATCTGCAATAGAACCAGATGCTAATAACCAGAATGACCATATTAGTGCAATGAATACTTTACCTACCATTATCATTGCAACGCCCGATATATTGCCAACAATTCTTCATCAGCAATCGGGGCGGACATAGTATAATATCGTTGATGACCAACCGACATGAATGCTTTAATGTCAGAAAAACTTGGATATTTCATTAAGAGATTGTGAAGAAGATAATCTGGACTCAAGTGGCACGATGCACATTGATTATCCTTTGCAAAAACTCTGGTTGATTTTTTAAATCGTTCTGATTGAACTAATACAGAGTTGAGATCCTTTTCCATCCATGTAACTTTTTCTTCTATATCTGGAATAACCAAAAAGGTTAAGTATATAAGAAGTGCAATAATAACATAGATAAATGATTTACTTGCAACTATTTGGTCTTTAGCAGCAAGTTCCATTTGTTGAACTTCTTCAACCTTTTTATCTATTTCTTCAATATCATGTTGTAATATTTTTTCATCTTTACCGTTTGCAATTTTTTTATCAGCCATAATTACCTCACTTCTTTCCTGCTTCGTTTAACTTCTTGGTTATTTGTTGTTGAAACCATTTGAGAACAATCGGTATGCTCACATTAGATGTCAATCCAAAAAGATAACCAACAGGGTATCGATAACTTTCATAGGCCGCAAGTTGTGGAACGTTTGTAAACACAATAGAAATCAACAAATATCCAGTTGCTGACATTCCCATGTTAATAACTAAATCAAGTAAAATCAACCATGCATGGCCGCTGTACTTGTCTTTATTATCCTGTCTGTAATTAAACAGAAATATCCAAAATGAGGAAAAAAATACTAACCCCAGCATCATCAATTCAGAAGTATTAAATATATCAATCATTTTGTTTTGTCTCTCTTTTGACCAATTTTAATAAGTCGGCAGTACTACCAACGAATAATGCATTAGTCACGTTTTGCGCTTTTGTGACCTCCTGTCGTTCTCCATCATTTTCTATAATTTGTTTTTTGCGATGAAGTTCCATTAATTTTTCTTGTGTATCAGTCATATTTTTTAGAAGTTGACCAAACACTTCAAACGCTCTTGGTGATTCTTCTGCTTTCGCAATCTCCAAAAGTTCATCCATGGCATCTCTACCACGTTCAATAATATGATACATATTCTCACGAGCATATCGAAAATCTGTATCTTTTTCTTTCCCATCTATTGTGGCAGGAAGAACCACCGAAGTATTTAGAACTTCGGCTTCTGTATAATACGTTTTATTATGTTCAACGAGATCAAGATGTTTTTCAATCCTATTCTCGACTACTTTATCAACATTTTTCATTAACTATCTGTTCCGGCTACTGGATCATAAGTTTTAGGATTTTCAAAAAATTCAAATGTTTCACTAAAACCAAAATCTTCATCATCGATTGCATCTGTTGTTGTTGGAACAACAGTTTGTCTACTAACAGTTCCACCAGTAGGAGCCTGAGATGTTTCTGTTAGTATTCGTATTCGTGTTGCATCATCAGTTGGATGACTATCCAAGATCATATAATTTTTTGCATATGGTGTACTATCTTCTGCAACAATATAAGCAGGATCGGCGGTTGTAACAGAAGACATTAAATGTGTGTCTACAACCGATGTTTCAATAACCTTAGCATTATCTGCTACAGATGGATATAAATATCCTTTCATCAAAAAAGAAAGTGTCCAAATAATAGAGCGTCTAGTTGCAAAATCACCTTCATATGTATCTTCACTTGTAACTGAAGTTAAAACAAGCGGTATATCTCGCTTCTCGCTCATTGAAGAAACAAGATTCATTGTTACTGTAAATTCTGGTGTAAAAAATGGAAGGATCTGTTCTAAGATTTGTGTTCCGTCTTCTGCATTCTTTACAAACACATAAAGAGAAAAATCCCAAGTATAAGGAACTGGTTGAAATTGTTTTTTCAATCCAGTTGTTCCCTTTTTTACATTCCGACTCATAGTATTGAGTTTTCTCACACCATCATAAGTCATGGCAGTCAACTCAAATCCCATTCTTGGAACAGTAAGTGCCACTTTTGGGTTCAAGTTCGGATCTTGACTGATCCTAACCAACATCTTGTCTTTTGGCCCATAAGAAAGAGGAATTTTGATAACTTCTGTTACTGCATCGCTACTATCAGTTCTACGAACTTCAATATTATTAAATAACGAACCAAACGCAACCACCATCTTTCTTGAGGTCTGGTGATAAAAATATGTTCCAAACATTACGGATTTTCTCCAAATGGATTCGATTCAGAAAAGTCAAAGACGGAATCTGCATCAATCTCAAACTGTTTATTACTGGATGCTTGATCCGATGTAGAATCATCTATTGTTTGTAATGTCTCAGCAGTTTCATCCGTTGTAATCTTAGTTGCATAAGTTCCAGTTGCTAAACTTGTTGCACCTGTCAGGATTTCGCTTACTGTAAACGTTCCTGTCATATTGATAAGATAAAGATAACTGGTTGCAGAATCCCATCTTGCAACTTCGCCTGTAACTGCCGAAGTTCCACCTGTAACTGTCTCTCCTTCAGTAAACGTTCCTGAAATACTTGACAGTTCAAATGTACGAACAAAAGATTGTTTTTGTTCAATTACATCAATAGTATCTATTCCAGTATCAATCGCTTCATCAGAATAAGTAAAGAGTTCACAAGTAAGATCGAATGTTGGAAGAGCCCCAACTTGATAGAAAGGGGTTTCATGTTCAACAAACATAATTTGAAAAAGTTTACTGGTCAAACCAAAATAAATGAGATCTCCCTCTTTTGGCCGAATTCCTATATCCAAACCTTCCCATGCTCGTCTTGCAAGTGAAAATACAATTTGATCACGTACTTCCAAACCAAATTTAGAAACAAGATCTCCTTCACCCTCAAATCCATCAACTGATTTAATGAACATCTCCACCGAATATGCATCTTTATATTCAGAAATAGAATCCTCGCCAAGAATCGTATCTTCATTGACAAGGGTTCTAGGAATGTAATTTACATCGTAACCATGAATTTTAACTGATTCGGTGACAATCGAATGTAAAAGTTCTTGATCATTTTTTGCATCAAATGTACGAAAATAAGAATTTGTGGCCATTCAATTATCCTACATAAAAGTTATCGGGCGTCTGATATTTCATTTGTAATTCTTCATCTAATTTTTCTAATTCATTATTTCCATCATCATAAATTTGTCTCCCATTGAGAGTTGCGCCCCCTGGCAATTGCATCCCCTCAAACTTGATTAGATTCTGGCCCCATTGTTTCTTAAATAACGCAATTGTATATTTTTTCAAAAAGATATCGTTGTATATTTCCGTATAAGTAGCACCATCAATCTTTTTATAACATTGAACTATAATCCAATCATCAATATCAACTGCATTGTCCCAATCCATGTCAAGATGAAGTTTATCTGTCATTCGATTAAATCTTATTTGACGAGAAGTTCCACTTGAAAACATTTGATTCAAAAGAGAAAGATTTTGTTTTGTCATTGCAAAATTACTCATTCCTCCTGCACCCTGAAGAACATTTGGAAGCTCATTTAGATTAAACTGATATTCAACCGAAAACATGTCGTTTGAAGAAAGTGCTCGACTGATTGGTAAAACATCTCTTATTCCAATGATTGTGTCATCGATAGTTAAATATCGTGTATCTACATTTCCAAATGAAACGGCTGTTGCTTGTGTTGCATGAGGCACACCAGTTGCACCAGAACTTGAACCTGTTACTGTTTCTCCTGAAGTAAACGTAGCACCAGAAGTGTTTGCAGCACGGAGTCCATTTCCATCTTTG